CTCTTCTCCAGAGCTTCTTAGCGTCAGGACTTGTCATGGTTATGAGATTGTATAAATAATGGTTAGGGGTTGGTAGTAGTGGGGTCATGTATTATTTACGACCTCTATTGATTTTAAGACTTTCGGCTTTGTACGATCCGTTAGATTGCTTAGATGCATCACGTTTATCGCCTACCTTTAAACCAAGTCTTTTTCTTTCACGGTAATGCTTCTTTTTATATTCTTTAGAATGAGCATATTTACCGCCAGGGCTATTATCTTTTACATGCTTAGCACGAGACTTAGCATTTGTACGATATGTTTCAGTTGATGATTTTGCCATACATCCTTTGGTTTACTAGGTCAGGGTCTACTTTAGGTAATATATTAGCTAACTTATCTAATGGGTTTCCATCGTAAGCTACTCCACTAATATCATTTGTTTTTAACCATTCACATGCTGCTTTTAAATCTTGAGTAGAAGCTGTGCCACTTCTGACCCGTGATAGAAATTCTTCAGTGACGAGGCTATGTAATTCATTAAATTGGTCTTCAGTGGCTTTCTTCATTAGTCTTTAGTTCCTGGGAATAAGTTCTTCTTAATCAATTCTACTGCCTTATCATCAATGGTATTATCTGTTGAGTTTGCATATGCTTCAAGTAGTTGTATAACCAACTCCTTTACTGCAGATGAACTAAGGAATGCCATTAGGATGGGCTTGATAAGTACGATCATTTTTTCTTTTTGAATGGGTTGATGTTCCAAGATTTTTTATCTTTTTTGGGTGGTTCTATTGATTTTTTATAAGCAGATATAGCAATAACATCGCTGCACATGCTTTCTACTCTTGAGCCAGGTCTCAACATAAAACCTTTAGTTTGTAACTCTGCACATTTGAGAGCACGAACTAGCTCGTAGTCTAATCTCATCTTTTCTTCTTGCCTAGCAGCAATACTACGACATCTTTCTAAACCTCTCTTATCTAAGGGTACCATAAAGTTAACTTGGAATCCCCAGTTTTCAGCTAAAGTATAACTAGAAGGTTCCATTTTACCTTCATCTATATCCCAAGGTTTAGTATGATTACCCATATAAAATGGGCTAAATGTCATAGTAGACCCATTACATGAGATGTTAGGTCCATAGTGCTGTCTCGACGGTGCTCCATTATTCTGGAATTGCACCGCCTGATTGGTTACATTTCCTGTCGCAGCAGCTACTGGATTAGAAGTGTTATTAGTTTCACCTTCTTCAGCACGAACTGGTGCTATTGAGAGAAGACTGATAAGGAGACCGTAGTAGAAGTAGTATCGATTTCTCGATCTATTTCTGTTACTTCTAATACTTGACTTGCTGCTCTTGTCACTATTTCTAATGAAAAGGGATCTCCATCTGTTTCTAAAGTGTAAATTGAATCTGTTGCTGCTAAGCCTCCCGAAGTAGCTGATGAATGAGTGATATTTTCTCCACTCCATTTGTTTAATGCAGACCCATAGGTTGTTGTAGTTATTTCCTCTACAATCTCTTGAGTCGTTGTCGTTGTACTGTTCATCGAACCCTGGGTGAAATTTGGGGTTACTAACTCTGCTCTCGCTACCGTGGGTGATGCCAGTAGGAAGAGTAAAAACCATTTGTTCATTCTTCCTTTTTCTTTGCCATAGGGCAGTTTGTTATACCTTTGTCCTTGTTGTTATTACCAGTAGACAAGCCAAAAGTGGCAAGTGCTCCAGTAAACACACTGGCAACGAACGTGATATCGCTGTTACCAGCTTTCTTTATCATAGGTAATTCTACGTAGTTCATTGTAATAATGAATCCACTCCAAACCACAACTCCAAGACGGACAAATGTACCTAAGATTTGGATTTGGTGTTCTTGGTCTTCTGCTGCGTCTTTAAGTTTGCCGAGAAGACCTTTTCCTTTCTCTTTTTCTTCCATGCGTCAATTTTAGATTGAAGTTGTTTTTGAACTTTCTTTTTAATTGGTTCAAATAAAGATGAAGTAACAGACGTTGTTGCGACTGCTACTACAGCTGTTGTAACAGCAGTGATTACTACCGCAGGTTCGGGTAGTGGCATCTGTATATCTAATACAGGTATTTGTAATTTAGGTGCTTCAGGTTGTTCAGTTGTTTCTTGTTTAACGTCTTCAGGTGCCTCCAAATCGCTAGGAGGTATAACCATTGGTTTATACGAGGGTATCCGAGCTGTAGGAGGTCTGAAGTAAAGTAGATCAGGTTTAGGTAGGTTTGCTCTAGGTAGATGAATCTTCACTAGTCATCTACGTTACTTTTGTAAAATTAGAATATTTCGACATTGCAATTAGTTTATCTTCAACATCAGATTCTGTTGCTGAAAGCGATAACTTATCTGTTCTGATTTCTCTAACTTTACTTTGTTCATCATACCAATGAACCCACACAGTATTTTCATCTTTAATTTCTGCTTCAACCCAAGCTTCATAAACTTGAAAAGTTGAATTAGGTATTTGACCTTGGCATTTCCAATAAATCATTGTCTTGTTTTTAATGTTCGTGGATATACAGCTCCTGTATCTGGACGACCTGGATAATTTAAGTGTTCTATCAATCTATTACTTGCCATATCATGTGTCGAATTAACTATGGTATATGTAGGAAATGTACCTATAGTGGTTGTAACTGTAGTCCCTGGTACTGTAATGACTCCTATGTTACCGATATCATAATTAGCCATATTTATGTACTCCTATATGCTAAACATGTTTCCTGATTCATTGAACTGTTTGTATTTTTACCTACTTGTAAAATTGTATAAATTTCTGTGTTAGAAACAGTAACTGTATCACCTATTACAAAATTTATATTATGACCAGTTATGAATGCAAAATCATTCGGCCAAGTCATTATATGTGGATAACACGATGGGTTAAGTGGTAATCCTTTTGTAATAACAGGAACAGAAGCTCCAGTATCACTATAAGAGGTAGTACTTTTAGTTCCCCAGTCTCCAGTCGGCCAAGTTGGTAAATCTCCGTAACTCCAATACTTACGAATCATTGGTATATTTACTCTTCCTGCATATCCTTCTCCATAACTAGTCCTCATGGAATTACTTTGTGTACCGACTACATCAAAAGCCCAATAATTTGTAGCTTGACTTGGGTCACTTGTACCACCAAGAGGAGGTCCACTATTGGTCTGACATTGCCATAATGACTCTTGTTGAGCCGACATCAGAAAGTTAACATTATTATGTATTCTAATACCTGCAGCATAATCACCATTACCTGTTCCTGACTCGTCAAAAGGATAAATAGCACTAACACCTGCCATCATGTATTTATTAAGATCAGCAGGTAAATTTGTACCTTGAGCTGACCTATTAAATACTAGATGTCTGGCATAATCTCCTTGTACAAATTCAAATAATACAAAATTAGTATTAGCATCTGATATATAAGTATTGATAGTTGTACTAGCACTACTTGAAGGAAATAAAATACACTTTTGTCTATCAGTTGTATCGTTATAATCTAAATAGGTAGCAGAATCACTACAGCTATGTGCACCTGGATTATTAAATTGATTTCCTGTTGGCTCCCAATTAGTACCAAAACCTAAATACACATCATCACCGTTTATATAAAATAACCAGTATGTTGTTCCAAGTTTTTTCGACGCATCATTAATATTTCGCCAAACGGCAAAATTATCACCTTTATCGTAAAAAGTAGATGTAGAGCCTGGTGCTTTAATACCAGTAACAGTTATTGTGGAAGCTTCAACACCTGATAACAAACTTGCAGGTACGGTAATAGTGTCATTTACAGCATAACCTGATCCTGGGTTTATACAGTATGTAGTAGATAGTTGTCCATTACTACTTCTCCACAATTTCCATAATGATCCTGTACCACTACCACTATTTGTACAATCTGCAGAATCAATCAAATATGTATAGTAGTCATATGTATCATCATCACCTCCACCTGTTTCAGTGAATGTATCGATTTGACCTGCAGTAGCTGCTGGATTTAAACCAGCTTCTGAAAAAGCTGTTTCTAAGTTGTCTATAAAATTTTGATTTGTTAAATCAAACGTATAGGTTCTTTTAGTTATTGTCATAGTTATACTGATCTATAGGCTAATGCAAATGAATATCTTTTTGTTGGTGATATGTCATCACTACCGTATCCAGCACCCCAATTTGAGGTGTTAGATCTTGCTAATAGTGGTACCCATTTATTTGTATCACTTATTTTAATGGTATCTCCTTCTCTAACAAATTTCCATGTACCAAGCCACCCAAAATCCTTTGGAAAACAAAAATGATGTGGGTAAGTTACTGGTGATACTGGTGGACCCGATATAATAGTTGGACTATTAATATCATTTATACGACTCATCGGCCATTGCCAATCATCGTTATAAGCTCTACTGTCATTACTAAACCAATTCCTATTACCAGTATTATCTATTTGGACGCTATCATACTCTCTATGATCATTAGCATCGCTTTCCCCTCTACCTGGGTTTCCATATATGGTTGCAATACCTTTATCAAAATTAAAAATATTAGGCTCATTGAAATTACCATTAATGTCTGCAATCATCGTATTATTGTTTTCCTGGCCTTGACTAGCTTTACAAAAACCACCAGTCACAGAATTAGCATTTTGAGACAACATATAACCAGCAAAATGGTGAAATTCGTTAAAATTATTTTGCATCTCATAAGTTTTTACATACCAAAAGGCATAACAATCATTTTGCCAAAAATTATCTAAACTTCTAGGGTATTGATCATTTTCTGCTTCTCTATTAAGTATCAAAAGCATTTTACCAGTTGTTCCCATATCTAATTCAATGACAGCAAACTTTGGTCGTAATCCAGATTGATAAGTATTAATAGTTGTTGTTTGACCTGAATTCCAGAACTTAACTATTCTCCAACCACCACCGTCTTTCGTGTCATTTTCATTGCCTCCATGATCGCTACCATCTCCCCATTTATTCCATCCATCATCATTTGCAAGCATAGTACGATCACCAAAATGACCTCTTATTACTGGATTGGTTCTATTATCAAACTTTTGATGATGTGAAGTTGCAGGGTACCACTGAAATTGTATATATGCTGGATCACCAGTTGTATCGGGTTGAAAAAATTTGAAAGTCCAAAAAGTAGTACCCCAAAATTTTGTACTATCATTTACAGTTTTTAGACATCCATAATTATGTTTATAGTTGGTATTAGTATCAGCGTATGTATCAAACCAAGTGTTACCACCATCATGGCTGTTGACACTTGTAATTGTTAAAACAATATCATCTGTAGTATCAGATCCACCAACTTTTGATCCAGGTATAGTTATTGTATCTCCAACAGCATAACCAGTTCCTCCTCTAGATACACAACTAGTTAAACCTGACCAAGTAGTTTCACTTCCTGTAGCAGTCCCTGCATAAGAATTAACCTTGAAATTTCTTACTTGTCCATCATGTCTGGCAATCGATATCGCAGCTCCTGTACCACTACCACTAGTTGTAAACTCATTATCTCTTATATAATAATATTCATAACCTTGATTAGTATCTGTAAAACTGGTATAGGTTGTTATTGATACACTGTCTAGTTCTCCAGATGTTTCTTGTTCCGCAAACCATCCCATATCAGCAAACATTGTCTGAAATGTACTAAGACAAGTAGCTGGGGTAACTGATCCACTTAATGTGTATGTTCTTTTAGTAACTGCCATTATGATTCTAATTGTATTAATGAAAGAGTTACGGTAATAGCTGCAGTTGAACCGCTTAAGTTTCTAACTCTAATTGGGATATTTGCACTTGGAGTTGATTCTGTACTAGCACAAAAACTCATAGGTGTGAAAAGTATAGTCTCTGCGGTTGACGTTATAACTTCAGCGACTACACCAGCACCAGGATTAGGGTCAACATACATTGATCTAGTTGAGTCCGCAGTTTGAGCAGCAGCTGAAGAATATAATCGTACCCATGCAGCAGCACTAGTTTGAACTGATATCAAACCATATGCTTTAAATCCACTTATTGTAGCTGTACCATCTGCATTATTAGCCAAAGAGCTAGTAGCAACATTGGCACTGGATCTAGAAGGTAAAGCACCACCACCACCAGGAACATTTATAGTTATTTCATCTGTTGATGGTTCAGTTGCAGTTACACCAGATCCAGTAAATGTTAATTTAGTGACTCCAGTAGTTAATGTAGTACTTTCATCTATAACAGTTATAGCACTTCCACCACCACCGCCACCACCAGACTGAGCAACCCATTCCATACCATTAGCGGTATAGCCTAAGACTTTATCTGTACCAGATGGATCAGCATGTATATCTAGCTTTGCTTCTGAAATGGTGTCATTAGCAATCTTTGCATTAGTAACAGCAAGATCAGCAATAGTCGTAGCACCATCACCTGATGAAGTTACGTCTCCAGAATGGTTTGGGTGAGAGTAATTATTAGCAGTAGTTGCAATTCCATCTAACTTGTCAAACATCTCATCTGTCATTACACCCCAAGCAGATGTAGTAGCAGCAGGTAAATCTGTATTATTACCTGATGAGCACTGTATAGTTAACGCACTACCTGAAGCATTATTGTTTAAATCTGTAGAAATAGTGATTTGTTTTGTTGCACCATCACCAGTAGCTGCAACTCCTGCACCAACAAAATTTAATGTTGTAGCAGCAGTAGACAAATCGTTTCCTTCGTCTTGTACTGTTAAAGCACTTCCACCACCACCAGATACTGTTTGCCATGAACAAGTACCGTCACCATCTTCTCTTAAGAATTTAGTACCACCTGATTCACCTGTTGAAAGTATTGCTGTACCTTCTTGTGCTGCTACAACGAAATCTATATTTCCATCAGTATCATCATAACTTACTGAAATACCAGTTTCAGTACCATCAAGCATACCACCAACTATATCTTCTACTTGTTCAGTAGTTAGTTGAGTGTTTGTATCTGTAACTGTATTTGTAAAAGTGATCTTATCGCCTGATCTAGCAATTGATAAACCTGTACCAGCTTCTAAGACAACATCATCTGTACCGCTACCGCTGCCACCTGCAGTCAAACGAATCTTCTCTTCATCTGTGTTATCTCCATCTACACAAGATATAGAGTAAGTAGTATCAGAACCACCTGCAACCGTCTGCCATGAACAGGTTCCGTCTCCATCTTCTCGTAAAAACTTACTACCTCCTGATTCACCAGTCGATAGTATTGCTGTACCTTCAGGAGTTCCTGTAGCTGCAGCAGCCCATTTAATACCAGTAGCTTCACTACTATCTGCTGTCAGTACATAATTATTTGTACCAACTGCTAAAGCAGAAGGATCTCCAGAGCCATCTCCGACAAGTAATTCACCCTTTCCATCAAGGTCGGAGTTCATTACTGCCCCAGCAGCATCTACATTTGTAGCATCTGTTACATCAGCACTCGCTTCAATACCGTCTAATTTAGAATGATCTGCTGTAGTGAAGTTTTCATCAGTTTGACTAGCTACTACAAAATCTAAAGTACCATCATCATCTTGATAGGTAACTGTAATTCCAGTTTCAGTATTACCAGTAACCATTCCTCCAACAAAGTCTTCAACTTGTTCTTCTGTTAGTTGAGTATCTGTATTAGTAGTGTAGCTAGGTACTTGCCATGAGCATGTTCCATCGCCATCTGCTCTAAGGAATTTAGTAGCAGCTTCGTTACTGTTGGTAGTAGATTTAACTGCTTCACCTTCAGGAGTTCCTGTTGCTGTAGCTGCCCATTTAACACCAGCAGCTTCATTAGAGTCAGCAGTTAAAACATAATTATTAGTTCCTACTGCTAATGCTGACGGGTCTCCTGAACCATCTCCTACTAATAGTTCACCCTTACCATCAAGGTCAGAGTTCATCACAGCTCCAGCACTATTGACGTTTGTCGAATCAGTTACATCTGCACTAGCTTCAATTCCATCTAGTTTAGTCTTTAGAGTATTAGTAAAGTTGTTCTGAGTGAGACCATTATCACCTACAGTGTAAGTTGTATTAGTATCAGTTGAAGCAATAGTTACTGTATCACTTCCTGCAGTAGTAGTAATAGTTACATTACTTCCTGCTGCTAAAGTTAAGGTATCTGTAGTTGTATCAGCAGTTACATTATCTTGTCCTGATACAGAAATAGTAGAGAAAGCATTTTGATTAGTTTCTCCATCTGCACCGTCATTACCTGCTGGACCTTGGGCACCTGTCGCACCTGTGGCACCTGTAGCTCCTGTAGCCCCTTGAGGCCCAGTAGCTCCAGTATTACCCGTTGGACCTGCTGCACCAGTAGCTCCAGTTGCACCTATAAGAGTAGTAGCTGATCCCCAAGCACCATCAGTTTTAGGACCATAGATATTATCGTTTGTTGTATCAAAATAGATATCTCCTTCTTTACCTAACGTATTACTAGGTACACCAGCTCCATTATGAGTAGTTGCTTTATTCTTTGGATTAGCTGTATCACCTATCTCTTGTTCAGCATATAGATTTTGATCTTGATTGTTGTTTAAATCTGTCGCTCTAAATGCAGAACCAGATGCAAATACTGCCTTAGCAGCGGAGACATCTGTATCTCTATAGATTAATACCTTTACTCCATTTTTAGGAGCACCAGTACTTTCTTGAGTGTTTGTCTCTAACGTAGTAGGTGAACCACCTAGAGCATTAAATTGAATTTGAGTGGCTGTCGGAAATGTATATTTAGTTGTTGCTAGAGTTGCACCATTTAAGGCAACTTTTACGTCTTCAGTTTTTAAAGGAGGGAAATTAAAATCAAAGGTGGTTAATGATCCATTTCCTTCATGATCTTTTGTTGATATTGTGATAGCCATATCTAATTTTTAATTAAATTTGTAAATCTCAACTTGTGTATAGATTTCTACTCCATCACTATTTAAATCCATCCCCTTCTCATAATCATTACTAGTACTTTCATTTTCAAAATAATGTTGTATACTATACTTAGTAGAACTACCAATAGTTAAGTAATGCATCCCAAAACTTCTATTACTTGCATATGTAGCTCCATCATTAGTAAATTCGGCTGTTCCATTTTTAATAGCGGTTTCATTATCTTCATCGTATAATCTACTTTTATGCTTATCAACTCTATAAGCAGGAGCATTCCATTTTATAAGATAAGTACCAGCTAATAAAGTAAATTTATTTGATGATAAAGTAACGAAATTGCCTGTATCAAACCTTTCTTGATTTAGATCTCTTGTTGTCCATGTGTTTTCCGTACCACTACTAACCGCACCACCACCAGTCCCTTCAGATTTCTCATCTTCTAATAAAGCCATACCTGAAAATAAACTAGGAACAGCCCAAGAATTGTCACCACGTAGAAATGTAGATGAACTCGCAGTGCCAGTAGCTGAAAGCTCAGCAACTCCTATAGCATCATCTGCTACTTTAACGTTAGTAACTGCATCAGTAGCTAAAGCTGTATTATCTACAGAGCCTGGTGCATAATGTTCTGCATCAATAGAATCAGCAGCTATATGTTCAGAGTTAATAGCATCATCAGCTATCTTAGTCCCATCAATTGCATCATTAGCTATCTTACCTGTTGTTACATTAAGGTTTACAATAGCATTAGTATCAACAGCATTATCTGCTAACTCATTTGCAGTGACTGCATTTTGTTTGATTTCTGCAGTATCAACAGCGTTGTCTTTTAGGTGTTGATTATCAATAACATTGTCGTTAATGCTCCACGTAACATTATCTGATGAAACAGTTATGGTTGATTTGTTTCCAGCTAATGTTGTTGTCGTGACTGCATTCTTAGCATTCTCTTCTAATTTAAACAATGCTTGGTTTTGATTATCGTTTAAAGATTTTGCAGTGATGCTTGACCCTGGTTCATATGTGTGAGCTTTAGTAGCTATGTTGGTATCACGTTCAGCAGTTATATTATTCTCTCCTGACGCTGGAGCAGATGTGAATTTAATCGTTGTACCGTCGATGCTGTAGTCAGAAGGTGATTCTTGTACATCAGTACCAATTTTTACATTGACATCACCAGGCTGTAAGAATTCAAACTCGCTAATTACAAAGTCAGTCTGAGAACCAGTACCATTAAATTGTTGTTGTGTTGCCATGGTTATCTATTCTGTAGTATGTATTCAGGGTAAGCATCTTCGGTTAACTGATCTATATTACCTGCTTTTTGGTTATAATCAGAATTGATCTTCTCATATTCACGTTCTCTAATACCAGCTCTCATTTCATCAGGTAAGTTATCCTCTGCTACTCGCTTAGCTTGAGCATAAGCTTGTTGTAACCTAGAATAAATATTAGCATACTTAGCAGTGTCTAATACTTCAGATGAAACTAAACCTTGTCTTTGA